TTTGTGAACTTAAATTCAGCCATGGCCGCCCATGCTTATAGCCAAGCAAATATAATCGAGCCGACAGAATACCAGGTAGACCCGGAGTTACCTTTGCTTGTCGGATTTGACTATAACTGGTCCCCAAACGTGGCGGTAATAGCCCAAGAGGTGCCAGATTGGGTTGAGTATCCAGGTGCAACCCCTGAGCCTAAGCTAATCGTGTTCGATGAGTTTTGGGCGCTGAATTGTAGCACAGAAAAGAAGTGTGAGGCAATCATTGAAAAGTATGGCCCAGATTATAAATACCAAATTTACCAGGATGCCACGGGAGACGGGCGGCATGGTCATGGCGTAGGCATATCCGATTCAACCATAGTGCGTAACGCGTTCAAGGGTATCAATCATCGGCTATTATTTAACCCAACCAACCCCAAGCGCATCAATCGGTTAAACGCTGTCAATGGGCGATTGAGTAACTCCAGGGGTACGCGGTTTATCTACATTACCCGCAATTGCAAGCGGTTAATAGACGACCTCCGAAAATGCGGGCGAGAGGAATACTTGCTCACTAACTACCAAGACCCAGACCGTGGGCATATATTTGATGCCTTTGGATACCTTGTTTCATACCGATATCCAGTTTTGAGAAAAACAAACCACTCTAACAAAGCATTGGTCCTATAATGGAAAAGCACCCAGAACTAAAAAAAGTAGAGCCCGTCTGGAAGAGAATCAAAATCCTAATGGATGAAGATGTTTCCAAATATACCGAGCCTGAATTTATGTTACCCCTACCTAATGAGAGGTTAACAGCGAGGAAAGAACGAGAGCTTGCTTTTGTGACTGGCTTTGTTAATACTACCCAAGCAGTAGTTAGGGCTAAGGGTGACACGGTTTACGCCAAAGAAATCACCAGGGCGAATCTATCACCATCGCAACAGGCGTTTTTAGAGCGAGCGGATAAATCGAAGCAACCATTGCAAGAGATAATGCAAAACGAGGTTGCACCAACGCTTGCAGCTTATGGGACTGTATTCGCAGTGATGGATAAGCCTAAAACAGTAGCGGCAACCAAAGAGCAAGAGATTAAATCCGGACTGCCATACTTAACGGTACTAGACCCTGAGCAGTTACTAGACTTCGCATGGGCTGAAGATGGTGAATTACTTTGGGTTATGTACTCGGTCACATCTCCAGTAGACAGGACTAATCCAACCAAACCGGTCAAAGCGTGGTCTAGCGACAAGGGTATAGCCATTTGGACGCGGTTTGAATATATGGTTGTATCTAGCGACCTGCAAACCAATTTGACCAAACCTATTCCTAATCCGTTCGGTTTTGTCCCTGTTATTATCCAGGCTCAATTTGTAGACCCAAACAAAACGATTGGCAAATCTACGTTTTTCACCGGCTCGAATTACCTAATCATGGCTAATAATCTAAACGCGGCATCGAACGGCGAGGTATTTAAAAACGCATCTAGTACGCTGCTAATGAATATCATGGATTATGGAGATGACGCTGGAGATGCGAAGATTGAGCATGAGAAAAGCCCGGACTCCAACCTATCCAGAATCAAAAAACAGGCCGATGATATCCCAAATATTATCTTATACCAAAACCCGGCTGACCGGCCAGAGTATCTAGCTCGTGACCTTGACCTTATCGAGTACGCACAAACAAGAGCGGATAAATATTTCGAGCTGGTGACGGAAAACGAAAAAGCAACCATGAGTCCCGACACACTGCAAAACCCTGCAAGCGGTGTATCTAAGGGTTATGACTTCATGGCCGTCAATAAGATGTTGGTCTCATTTGGCAACGCTCTAAACTATTTCGAGAACCAAGCTTTTGAAATGGTGGCTCTAATGAGTGGAGAGACTAATCAAGCATCAATCGCTTACCCAACGGATTACGATGTTAGAGGGTTTAATGCTCGCCTAGAGTTTATCAAAGGATTGATTGACGCTAGCTATCCAAGTAAGACGGGCATGAATGAATCGTATAAATCCTTAACCCCTGAGATTACCAAATCTACAGAGCTAAGGGTGCAAATCGATAAAGAGATTGATGAGAGCGAAACAGTAGTTAAGCCTGAGCCGGTAGTAGTTCCACCTAATAACCAAGGATTTTAATCATGGACTTTTTGCAGTTGCAGGAATTAGTTAAGGATAACGCGGACGCGGTAACATTTGTAAAAGAGTTTGCCGGTAAACTGCCAGACATGGAAGCCAAGCTCGCTCTATTGCCTGACCTAGAAGCTAAGGTTGCAGGCGCGACAAAGCTAGAAACGGATATTGCTAACCTAAAAAGCATCAATGCTGATTTAGAGTCTCAAAAGGCTAATTGGAAAAAAGGGCAGAGCGGAACCCAAGCAGAATTTAACGCGCTGAAAGAGCAAATCGCAGCAAATGAAGCCGCTACTAAAGCTCTAAACGAGAAGTTAACCAATGCCGAGAAGGAAGCAGGAGCGGCAAAGGAAGCAAAGCGAGAGTCCGATTTAAAAGCGTCCGTGGTTGCTTCAGCGTCCAAGCTAAAAGGCCGTGAGCCGGATGATGATTTCATCCTTTTGAAGGCCAAGGGGTTGACCGGAATCGATGCCGAGGGTAAGCCGTTTTACAATAAACTAAACGACCAGGGCCAGCCGGTGAAACTCAATTCAGCCGATGAGCTAATGGCATGGTATTACGACCGAGACAAGAGCCGAGTTTCTGGATCCGGTATAGGCGGAGCAGGGGCAAACCATACAGGCGGCTCCGGTGAATCCGGTACAATCTCCAGTCGTGAGCAAGCAAGGGCAGGGTTTAGAGCAGCGCGGGGCGTTTAATTGTTCGGCGAAAAGCTGAGGGAAGCGAGGGAGTCAGCCGGATTATCACGCGGGGAATTGAGGCTTAGGATACTCCGGTTCTACGAGACTTCCCCGTCTATTTCTGCCATTCGTGATTTAGAAATCGGGGACGTAAAGGAGCCACAAGCCAGAAACCTTGTGAAGTTCTATCGAATATTCCCCAATATGAAGAGGTAACCGACATATAACGTAACATTCCGGTATACTAATATTTTTGCGATGTAGATTTTTCCTCTTTTTGCGTCTTCGATAGGGTAACGTTATTGCATACGGCAATAGCCAAACGACCTTATAAGGAGATAAAATGGCCGCAGTTACCCTTCTTGAACAAGCCAAGGCAATCAAAAACCCACAGGCTCAATCCATCGTTAATATGTTCGCCATGGAATATATCATCAATGCGATGCTTCCCTATTCCAGCGTTACCGGATACGATTATCCCTTCACTATTTTTGACGCTCTTCCCACTGTTAACCCTCGTGATTTTAACGCTGACTTTACTAGCGACTTCGGAACCTCCAGCAACTACCGAATTCCTTGGAAGAATTACGGCGGAAAGCTGGAAATCGATAAGGCCCTTAAATTGGGAAATCCCGCCGCTGCAACCACTCAAGAGATGTTGCAGGTTGCCGCTATCGCCAAGAAATGGGCCGCCCACACCATCGAAGGTGCAGGCGGAGTAGACTTGCTTGGTTTGAATTCTTTCCTTTCCTCTTTCTGGTCTGGACAGATTGTAAACGCAGGAACAACCGCATCCGGTGACTTGCTCACCTTGGCCATGATGGACGACTTGCTTGCACTTGTTGACCGCCCCGATGCTTTGTTTATGAGCCTCAAGGTTAACCAGCGTCTGACCTCATTAGCTCGCACCTCCTCCGTGCACAACATCCAATACGGCGTTGACGCTTTTGGCGTGCAGGTGATGAAATACGCTGGCATCCCAGTCTACAACATGCGCGATGGTGATACCGGAGTCGATATCCTGTCAATCACTGAGATTGACGGAGCTGCAACCAACTCCAATACATCGTCTGTCTACGCTATTCGATTCGGTGAAGGTGCCTTCCACGGTTTTGCCCCCGGCGGTGAAGCTTTGAAGGTGACTATGTCCGATGCAGGCACTAACTACGATATCACCCGCCTTGAAAAAAATGCAGGTGTTGCCCTTGACCATCAACGCGGCGCAGCTCGTTTGCGCTATGTCAAGCAGGCTGTAGCTTAATGGCTAGAGCTTCGCAAGGGAAGGCGGTTAATCCCGCCATTCCTTTTGGTAAACCTACCATCATCGTCTTCAAAAAGGAAGACGGCGGCAAGGGGTTATCAGTCGAATCAATGCAAGCCAAGCCTATGGAGGCTGGATACATTGAACCGGAACAGCGAAGCAACCCAGAATATTTGAAGGCACTGGATGATAAGCAGGCAGTGGAAAAGATAAAGAAAACCTTTGGCTTTGCTGGTACAAGTCGAGTAATTGGGGCGTCACCTAATTCGCCACAGTCAAGGGTACAAACCGTTTTTTAATAGGAGTCTATAATGGCCGAAATTGTAATCCCATCCCGTTCATCTTTACTTGGTGGCACTGTATTAAAAGCCGCTGGACTCATTGCCGCCGATACGGCTCATACTGAAATTGCCATGGGCCACGGTGTTTTCACCGTCCAAATGGATTGGACCGCTTGTGAAATCGTGTCTAACGATGAATTGTACATCGTCACGGTTGAAGCAAATACTGAAGCCGCCACGACCACTTGGACCAATATTGGATACCTTGCGGTACTCGGTGCATTGGAAGTTAACGCCGGTGAAGGTGACGCACCTGCTACTGGTAGCTTACGCGGCGCATTCTTCAATCCTTATAACCATCAAGTACGCCTAAAGACTAGGGTTAATGGGACCATCGCCACGGGGA